TAGTAAGTTCATAGAACCTCCTTTGTTTAAAGTGAGAATTATACTATTTTACGCCTTTGAATGCTACTTTTTTAATCTGCATTCTACTTGTCTGCCCTTGAGGTCCAGTTCCTTTGTTATCTTTTACTACAAAAGGAGAGTAAACTTTCTCTGCTGTTGAAGCAATTTTAGTATTAGGAAATGGGTTTTTTTGGGGGACAATAGTCATTTTTGCATTTTTAAATTTCATTTTCTTGCCTTTCCATAACCGCGTGTAGCTAATCTACCCGCTAATTGTTTACCAGTAACAGAGCCGCCACGTTTTTTATTAACAACTCCTCTACCCATAAGAATATCTTTTTGTGTAACTTTGCCATCACCACTTAGGTCAGGAAACTTGGACACCGAACCACCTTTCGCAGCTTTCAAAATATTTGAGCCTTGACCACTTTTTTTAGGAACCATTTTAAAATGCGGGGTTCCAGGTATATCTTCTTTTTCCATTATGATTGCGTCTTTATCTACATTCTTTTTTTGTTTATCTGTTAATTTTTGTTTTTTCTTTTTTGGTTTAGTTTTAGGTTGATCTAGACCTGGGACCATTTTTTTATTAAGCAAATCCTCAAGTTTTTTTTTCTTTATTTTTTTTATCTCTTTTTCTGCCTGTGAGAATACATCATCCATAGTCCGTTGTTGTTTTTTTGGTGGCATAATAATTAATGTATAGTGGGTTTTAAAAGATTTAGCAAGTCTCTTCCATTATGATTCATAATGTTATTATACTCTTGTTCATTAAGATTGTTATGGTACAGCATTTTTGCTACACCCATCATTGCACCAGCTAAAAGTATCTGTTCTTCTTGATTTGTTACTGCTGTATCTGAAAATATTATTAATTCGTTAAAATATTCCTGTAGTTTATCTGTTGCGGTTATCATTTTTCATTTGCTGTTTATCTAAATTAACATTAGCACGTAATTGCGCAATGTCTTCATTTGAATCTATCTTATCTTGTGCTATTTTTGCACCTTGATCAAGTTTTGCACCTTCTAAATCAAGTTTTTGTTGATCATTTTGTGCTTTTCGTTGAATATCTTGTCCTTTTAACTGTAATTCTTGTTGTTTTAAACCAACAAGAGGGTCTTGACCTTGACCTTCCATAGATTGTTGCTCTTCAATAAACATTTCTTCAATAAATTCTGTTGCTTTTAAAGAAATTTGACGTTCCATTTCTTCTTGGAACTGAGCTTGTAGTTCTGGTGGTATTTTACCTCCAAATTTAGCCGCTTCAGCTTGTAATTGTTCCTGATTTTCTGTTTCAATCATTTGTCTTGCTAATAAGGACACATGTTCCATAACATGTGCTTGTAATAAAGTAGTTGCTTGTGGATTTGAACGCACCAACATTGATGACATAAAAGTTCTATGCGCATCAATATGTGCTTGATGTTCTTGATTTCTAAAACCAATTAATTTTTTACCTAATAAGGAATCAGCATTTTCTAATGCAGGATCTTTTGGTTTTGGTGTATCTGGTGGTGGTAAAATAGCATCAATATCTTTTACTCCAAGTGATTGATACATTCTTTTGTAAGCTTCATATATATTATGTGATTTAGGATCAGATTGTGCCATCTGTAATTGTGTTTGTGCCAAGGTAACTCGTTGTGACATAGAAAAAATATTTGGATCTGACACAGGCATAATATCAACACGATTATCAAAATCGGTAGACTTAACACTTGGTACGGCATTATCCTCAACATCGTATGGATACCTATCTGGTAAAAACTCTTTAAATACTTTTGCTAATAAATTAAATTCTGTTTTTTGTGCATAATGTAATCTTTTATGTATTGCACTCATGACTCTTGATCCTCTTTCAATCAACGCCATAGTTGTTCCTACAGGTGCATTTGCAGATACACTGTCACCAATTTTTTGATCAGCGATAGAAGCAAAACGTTGTCCTGCTGCTACAACAAATCCTAATAATTGAAATAAAGTTTGATCAGCCCCTTTATAAGGTAAAGGCATTAGTCCTGCACGTAAGTCTCCACTTGGTGCATCAACATCTCTAAACTCACCTGGTTGTATTGGTGAATCATCATCAGCAATACGTAGTCCTCTTGCTTTAAATCCTGCTGGTAAGTTTGCTAAAGTTCCCGCATCAAGTAATTGTCTAAGAGCTGCAGTTGCTGTTCTTGATAAACCACCAAGCATGTGAATTAATCCATAACCATAAAAACCAAGACCTGGTAAAAACTTGTAATGTACAAAATATTGTTTTTTCTTTTTTAAAGAATCTTGTTCTTCGTAGTTTCGATATACAGATAAAATATTACCAGAACCCTCATCAATTGTTACAATGTAGGGAAGTTTAATTCCATCAGGATCTTCGAATCCTGGTACATCTAAATCACAATGCATTTCTAATAAGGTATATGTATCGTTTTTATAACCAGAACCTGTTTCTCTTACACCATCCAAACGATTAACTTCTGTTTGAATACTGTTTGTTTCAGGAGTTTCATATTCTTCTAAATCTACATCACGATAAAAACCTGTTACTTGTAATTTACGAATGTCATTTTCTGTTCTTTTTAATACGTGTGTAACACGCTCTGCCGTTGCTAAATCTGTTGCTGTGTAGGGAACAATTAATTCTTCACTAGGAATAAACTTAGAAACCGCTCTTCCCATAGTTATGTCGTAATAAACTTTTTTAAAACTTGAACCAGACAAAGGTAAATAAAAAAGCATTTGATCTAAGTCGGGATCAAAATCCTCCATGACGTGCATGATTTGATAGTTCATAAAATCTTGTACACGTTGTGCTTGTTGTTCTTTTTGAGTATCTGCTTTACCAATAAGTTGTGTTCTTACAGGACCATTTGCAGGTAATAATTCTTTGTAAGCTTGAGCTTGAAACTGTGTAACTGTTTCTGATAGTAAAGGATGTGTTACGCCACTCGCTCCTTGAAAAGGTTGCGATCTTTCTTCATATTTAAATCCAAGTAATTTTAATCCTTTTGCATAAGCATCATACCACTCTTCTCTAGATGAATTATCTTCTTTGTAGTCGCCAATGAGATCGGAAGACATACTTTGTAAATCTTTTTCATCCATGTAATCAGCTAAGTTAGAATCAAATTCTACTTCTTCTTGCTCTTCCAATGGATTAACTAACGCCCCTCCATCTTCTGTCATTTCGATGTTATCAATTGTTAATTCGTCAGGAGTTTCTACTGTTATTTCTTCAGTCATTACTTCTGTGGGTTCACCTGTTATTCTTCTTTCAACCATTATACCTCAAATATATCAATATGCTCGACAAGTCCACCTTGTGCTTTATGTGTCTTGTATGGTTCTAACATCTCAGGGGTAATTTTAATAGCAAAAACTGGCTCCATATCTTTTTTGCTAGGTATTGTAATAGGTTGAATTCTATAATTTGCATTTGACACAAGTAGTTCCCTTGCTTGATCTTCATTTGTTAATGTTGCTACCATATTACCATTTTGATCGGTGACACGGTATTGTGTTGAACCCCTTCCACCTTTTAATTGTACAGGCATCGTAATTATTTCTGAATTATTTCCCTGCGCTTGTTTCTTTAATATTGTCTCTATTGTAGATGTATAGTGTGGTTCTTCTTTAATTACCTCATATTTAGAACCCATTCCTCTGTTAGATTCTCTAGCAAAATTTTCAGCCTCCCCTATATCTGCATTAGCTTTAAAATCTTTAACAGTTTGATAGCCCACTGTTTTTAATTTATTTTTTCCATCATCATCTTTTACAATGTTTCCATCAGCATCTCTTACAGGTTCTGTGATTGGTTTTTCTTTGTCAATTACTTTATAAACAGGAGAACTTTTTGCATTAGGCCCACCATAAAACTCGTCCATTCCAATACCTTTGTATTGAGAATCTCTAAATTCACCATCTCTTTTAAAAATTTCAAAGCGTCGTTGTTTATCGCGTGCTCTATCAGCTGCAGATGTCGAAGCATCTCCCTTAAATTTATATCTTTCAATAACGTATTTAGATGGTGACACCGCATAATAAGAGGACGCGTCGGGATCTTTTAAAATAAACTTTCTATACGCTAGTTCGTATAAATCTTTTTTTATTAAAGCGTCTGCCCACTCGTCCCTGTTCTTAAATGGTAGATCAGGAAACAATCCGTCCATTGCACTTGCATCTACTTCAATAATTTGTTTCATCATATCATCAAGATTTTCATTGAGTAGTGTAGAAAGTCTAGACAGGTCTGCATCACTAACTTCTCTTGTTTGAATATACTTATCAACAAGCTCATCTACTTCTTGATCTATCTTCGTTACTCTTTTTGACAAAGCATTTACTTCAGCTTTTGTTTTTGCAATTGGTCTAAACACTGATTTATTCTTTTCAAAAAATTCCATTGTTGATTGTGCTAATTTATTTAGTCCTTCTAGATTTGTACTATCCCCTTCTTCTTGCACTTTTCGAAGAGCCGCGGCCAGTTGTTGTTTACGCCCTGCTGCCGCTTGAAGTAAATCGGATTGTATCTCATCGGCAAACGTTACACGGACCACGCCACTCGCATCAACCGAACTCCCTTTAGTAATTTGTTCTTGTAACTCGTTATTCTTTACAATAAGGGCATCAAATTGATCAACAAAACCTGGGCTTATCTCATCTAATTGGTCAGCATATTTTGCTATGACAGATAGCTTAGGAATATCAGAACCAAAATCACTTATTATGTCATCAATGTCAGCTTGGTTCATTCCTCTGTTAAAGGCTAATCGTTCCAATTTACTTCGTGCTTCACCATACAATCCCATTTGTGTCATTGTATTTTTATCAAATTCTTTTTGTAATTTGTTTACATTTATTTTTGTTGCTGGTCCTTCTACCTTTGGTGGCACAAAACCATAGCGGTCCGAGAGCCGCGTCCAACCAATAATGTATGTATCTTTTTCATTCGGTATACCAAAGTCATGACGAAATATTTGTTCTCCACCAAACATTGCTCTTGGATATTCTCCCGAATCACCTGGTAATTTATCTTTGTTTAAATATAAAACTCTTTCACGTTGTGTATCTGGTATAGAACCTGGCTCGTAGTATCCTGTATATCGTGTGCTTGTTCCGCCATTTGGATTGATTTCCTTGGACCCTATACCTGTTGCATGTACACGCATACCACTAATAGGTGCAGATCTAACTTGCGAAATAATTTCTTGTTTTGAAATGGGTGTATTATCATCAAATAATTTAAGTAAGGAAGGAATACGATAATCGTTTTGCTCTGATTGTTTAATTCTGTTTTTGTTTAAGAAATCAAGAACCTCTTGTTTATTGGTAAACTGATCAGGGGCATTAGTCATTGCTCGTTCTATGTCTGCATAAAATACAGACGTCATTGGTTGTTGTGTTATTGGTGTAAGCTCAATAGGGTTATCTGTTCCAATTTCTACTCTTTCATTAGGTGTAGGATCAAAAATATCTTCTTGCGATCTTATTTCTTTTTCTCTATCCAAACTTTCTTTTTGTTTTTTTGTTTGATTTGTTAAATTAGGTTTGGGTGTTGGTATAGGTGCAACTTCGTTAACAGGTGCTTTACCCATTAATTTAAAGAAAGGTAGCATAAGATTTGCTGTTTCATATGATCCTTCAGGAAGGTCATCTTGAAATATATCTAGGTCTTCAGGTAAGCCTGGACCTGCGGGTCTTTGTTCTACTACACCACCTGTACTAAATTTAGCTGGCCCAAAGGTTTGTTTATACTTTTCTTTAGCTTCACCAATTTTCTCTGCCATTCTGTATCCTTCAAAATATTCTTCTTCTGTTATAATTTTCTCATCTAATGCGTCATCCATTATTTGTCTGATTTTATTATTTATAGGCATAGCCTCACCAATTTTAAATCCAGGAGCTATCTGTCCTTCAACGCCTAAAGCTATCATATCATTATGTATTTCTAAAAGTTCTTGATAATCCTCCTCTAGTCCCTCATCTAAATATTTTTTATAAAATACTCTGGCACGTTGTTCCAACGCTGGTTGAATAACGGAATTATATTCAGATACATCAATATATAATTCAGACGGATCTCCTCCTTTCATGTATTTATCAGAAGCAAATCCTTCTTTTACACCTTTTGCTTCAAATCGATGTGCTATCTGTAAACCTGCTTTTACACTTTTTTCAGGTTTATCTGTTACTTTACTAAATATTTTTTTTAAAAGAGGTCTTAAATCTTTTACGGCGTCTAATCTTATTTTGTCAATTTCTTTAAATCTTCTAAAATCGTTATAATATTTACCACCCTCTTCTATATCCGAAAGCTTAACTGTTTCAAAAAAATCTTCTGCTGATTGTTTTGATGTTCTTCTAAGATTATCAAAAAATCTTGTCTCTGGATCAACTCTTAGTAAAGTTATTGGATCTTGTCCTGATTTAAACGTACTTGAAAATAAGTTTCCAAAAACATTTTGTTGAGTTTTAAGGCCTTCTGAAATTTCAAAAGTTCCTCCCTTTTTACTTTTTTGTCCTGTCACCAAAAGACTATCAGATATCTCAGGGTGTATTTCTTTCAATCTGTTTATTAAACCTTGTCTACTTGTTTTTGCAGAATAACTATCTTTAAACAAGTCGGGATATTCTTTTTTTAATTCTTGTACAAAAGCCTCTCTAGTAAATTTGGCTGGTGTTTCTCTATCTTTATTTATTTTGTTTATAACATCAAGAGCGGCGTCTGCTTTTTTTGTTGCCTCTTCATCAAAAAATTCAAATCTTGCTTTGTTTTGAGAACTTGCATAACTTTTTCTTTTTTTTCTATAGTCTTCAATTTTATTAAGTGTCTGTGGATCAATATCTCCGTCAGCAATTACCCTTTTAATTGTTTCGGACATGCTAGTTTTTGGTGAAAACTCAACTAATCCTGCTGCTTTTCTTTCTTCATTTATAATTTTAATTATTGGATCTGGTCCATCAAGAGAAAGAGTATCAACATCTATTTCATTAAGTCGTTCAATTGTATTTTTTTTAACTTCTCTTTTTGTAGAAATGCTTCCAGCCGAAGCTGTTGTTTTAGCTATATCTAATGATTCTTTTGTTATTAATCCTTTTTCTAATGCATATCTTTCAACTTCTGCTAATTCTGACGCTGAAAGTGATTTAACAAGTTCTTTTCTTTTTGCTGGATTTAACATAGATTGTGCAAATCTTTGAGCCACCAATTGTTTTTCTGCATCACTTAAATTTGTAAACTCAGGTATTTTATTTTTTAAATCTAGAACGACAGGATCTTTAGCAACTGTTTGTTTTTCTTGTTTTGGTGCAGAGATAGGCTCATTAGGAGTTAAGAAAGGATCTTTTGGTTCTTCTGCTTTACCTATAATATCGCTTGGTTTTTTACCTTCAAAAGCTTCTTTACCCGCTAAATCTTTTCGCGTTGTCTCTAGTATGTCATCAATAGTTACAGGTGCCTCTATTTCGTCAAGTT